AAACTGAAATTGTTCCCTTTGAGCCGACAACTCCTGCGTCTTACGAGTGTAATCCGACTGCCTCTGATAACCTTGGATGGCTTCGTTGAACGGCACAGAAACTTCCTCGCCGTCCACCTTCACCTTCACATACTTGTCAGTAAAAGCATCCGTATCAACATATTCGTAAGACGGCTCTGGTGCCGCCTCAACCTCTGGCACAGTTTCCCCGACAGGATCGGGACTGGCTGTTGGTTCAATAATTTCTTCAGACATAAGTCTCCTATGTTAAGAGTCCACGAATGGTTGCTCTACCTATATAAAACAGCGTTCTAAATTGGTGGAATATTTCCACCTTGTTCTGCCATCAACGCTGCAAGAATGGCAGGATCAACGTCGCCACCCATCGGTGGCGGCGGAATAGACCCAGCCCCCAACCCCATCGGAGGGGCAGGCTGTGGAGGCTGCGGGGCGGGGGGTGCCGCAGGCTCAGGCTGGGTCATAAACATTTCAGGGTTCTTCACACCAAACCCGTACTGAAGAACATAGGCACCCAACTTCTGGACATCCACAACCCCAGCAGAAACAAACGGTGCCATAGCATCAATCATCTGCATCGCACCCTGACGACGAGCCGCTTCGTTATACGGCTGGGTGGACCCAGCAGCAACCTCAAAATCAAACTCGCCAGCAATATAATCACGCTCATACTGAACCCACATCGGTTCACCATCACGCGCAATAATTCGCGCAACCTGTGGCTGCGTCATAAACTGCTGCGCCAACTGAAGAATACGACGACCCAACTGGGCAACAGCCGATTCAATCGACGCCAACTTGTCTGATGTACGCGCATTCTGTGCATCCTGAATTAACGCTGCTTCGGTGGCGGTGCGTCGGATTTCCGACACGCCGCCACGCATGAACTCGGTCACACCAGAAACCAATTCAATGTCCTGACGGATCAAACTGGATTGGTTATAAAACTCTGGCGGGTTAATCAACGCAGGGAACGGTGCAACCACATCACCCAACGGCACATCGCCCTGCACAGGAACCATCACGTTGTCCTCATCCGACTCCAACGCTGCACGCCCATTAGAATCAAAGTTCGTTTCCCGAATCAAATACTTACGGGCATAACGCTTACGATGATTCATCATCTGGGTACGAGTCTCATTCAACTCGCGTTGCATCGGCTCAATTGCTTCCAACTCGCCAATCGGATAGAAACAATCAGGCACATCATAATTGCGTAGCATCACAAACGGATGACCAAACGAATACGGCTGTTTCTTCGGCTTAATTAAAAAACCGTCGCCGCTGTCGGTAAACACCGCCACCGTCCTGTTACGCAAATCATAAAACTCGTACACATCCGCATAACCTTCTTCGGCGTCATTCACCTTGCGTGACGACGGATCATCCGAATACTTCGCGTAAGTGATTGATTCAACCGTGTCCCGTGCCGCCTTCGCGTACCGCTTGTCGGACTTCACATCCTTAATGGGGCGGCGCACACGGTGCGCGATCCACTTCGCATCATCCAAACAAGTAGCGTCAGGATCAACGAACACATCGAACGGGGAAACCCGTTCAACAAAAGGCTCATCGGCGGTTACAACCAAAGTTGTGGACGCAATGTTTTCTTCTACGTTCGGATCAGAAATATCTTCGTCCTCACCGACACGTTCTTCTTCAACGTAACGGTAACCAACCTTCAACCATCCGTGACCAAAAATCAGAAAGTCTTTGACAGCCCGACGGAAATGATCCTTGAAGTTGCGGTGACGCCACCAATAATTGACGACCGCTTCCGCAATCACCGCGTTCGGTGCGTTATCAGGATCAACAGAGTTCACCGTGATCTTCGGATAGTTAACCGCAATTGACGGAGCAATCACGTTAACTGTAGAGAACGCAAGGTTAACCAGCACACGATCTTCGTCCGCATAATAATCGTAATGCTTACCCTTGTACAAATCACCTAGCCGACGCCAAGTATCATCGTAATGTTCTTCCTGTCGCCACTTCTTGGACGACTTAATCTTCTTACGGTAACGGGACAAATACTCGCTATTAGGTGTACGCGCCATCAGATATCCTCAGGGTAGTCCTTCAACCAAGACTGGGCCATTCGCCCAGTCAAGTTCCACACCGCAATTAAACCCGCAATCAACGCAGACTTAACAAACGAAATGTTCATCACCGCTGCGGTCAACGGCGCAGCCGTTGCCCCAGCAACAAACGTAGCAACCGCACGGTTAACATCATCACGATAATCAGCCATCATTCACCTATCTCTCAAATGCCATTCAATATGATCATCAACCCTGTCCGACACATGCTCAACCTTGCGATCAATCTCACGCAACAACCCCGCGTTAGACGCATGATCCCTATTGTTCTCGCGCCGTGTCCGTTCAATCAATGCCACCAGCACACCGCTAGGTGCGACCAAGGCAACGACAACCTGCGCCCAAACAGGCATCTCACTTGTTTCCTACATATTCGATATCACGGCCATCACGTTTCGCAGTATCCCAAATCTCACGTTCCTGCTCACGGATAGTACGCCCATGAAAATTCTCTTGCCCATGCGAAAACCCCAGCCGCACAGTCTTAACATGACATCCGAAACAAATGCAGCCACGACGAGGAACCCCGTCGTGATCAAACGTCTTTCTGCAATTATCGCAAATTAAAGTAGCCATCACTAGTAATCAGATCGTTCTAGGACAAATGTGAACCATTACGAGTATTATACGAACCAATAGGAATCCTAGTGGGGGCTTCCTCCCTGTGAAGGAACTGTTCCCACCACGCCATACTATTAGTCGGGATCGGCTGCCCCGCGTCATACTCGGGCAGCCACACATACTTCAACATCTGGTTAGCAATAGCCAACGAAATCACACGGTCATCATGTGGCGAGCCACTAGTTTTACCGTTCGCCTTACGAACAAAAGTACGCAACTCTCCAATGGTGCGGGCACACACCACCATGATTTCCTGATCCCGCAACACCGCAGCCAACTCATCAATCATCAACGGTTTCGTACTAGAACTAGTGCGCCAACCCAACACATCCGTAGGTTTTGCACGCGCCTGCGCCTGACGACGCTGCTTATAAATATTCTGGTAGCCGTGTCGTTGCAACGCTTTCAACGTTGTCAACCCGTGGTTGTTGTTCTCCACTCCAACCAACGCATTGTTATACCACCAACCCAACTCGGCCAATAATTCACCAAACAAATCAGGTGCAATATGTCCATGCCAATTAGCAACCACCCGACCTGTGGACGCATCAATCACATGAGCCGAACTGTAGTCGCCATACGACAACCCTTCAGCAACGTCCGCGCCTACAACATACACCGCTTCAAACTCTGGTTCCTGCCACACAGACAACGGGCCATCACGGCCAACACGCAAATGTGTTGGCTGGTCGGAATCATAAATCAAATCGCCCACATCAGGATCAACAGCAACAATACGATCCAACGAATCAATATCAAACACAGGGTTACCTGATTTGATAAACGCTTCCTCAGGGGCACGCGGATACTCCTGATGCAACTGCCACAACGGAGTAGTTCTAGATTTAACCTCGTACCAATTATCGTCACGGTCACCAGCAGACCACGGGAAAAACAAACCTTTGAACAGGTTGGTTCCAGTTTGGGAACCAACCCACATCTCATGGAAAAAGTTGCCAGACCCATTAGCCGTAGACAACGTGATAATACGGCCACCCACATCCGCAATAGGTTCAATAGACGCCCACGCCTCGGACGGGTTCGGCAAGAACGCCATCTCATCCACGATCACCAGATACACCGATTCACCACGGGCAGGATCATTCGATGACGGCAACGATTCAATAGCCGACTCGTTATCAAACACCATCTTTAATTGGTGATCTGTGATCTGTGACGGGCCACGTTCCTTCATCCAAAACGGCAACCACCTGTAACCGTACTTAGATTTCTGCAACAACTTCGCGGCCTCACGCTCAGTCCTAGATAGCATTACAATGAACCTGTCAGGCCAAAAGAACACCAGCCAAAAAGAATACGCTGCCGCCAAAGTAGAAAACCCGATCTGGCGTGCCTTCAAAACAATACTGTAACGCTCCGTGTGCCATGATTCAATTGTTTGCTGCTGCGCTTCACGCAACTCAAACAGAATCCGTCCCCGTTCAGGGTGACGGATAAACCAATAGTTCTCACAGAAATAAAAGAACCCTTCAATTTGTTCTTCAGGTGTGTCCCCACCTTTGCATGAACGCCATTCGCGTTCATACAATAATTCATTTAATTCCATCACACTCTCTTAGAATCATACGGCCTAGCACGTTTCATCCACCACGGTGGCATGATAATAACACGATCCAACTTCTGACCGCCGTTACGCCAAAACGCATTCTGCACACCCACAGCACCAGAAGCATCAGCAGAACGGAACAACGTGGTGACATCCGTCACAATAGAACCACCAGCACCCACACCACTAGTGGCACGCAACAACGTCAACAACCTAGTTGACGTTGACCCACCCACACCCAAACCTGACGCCACACCAAAAGTGGTTCGCAAACCAATAGCCTCATCGGCAGCAGTAGCGGCACCTGCACCTGTAGCAGACCTGATCGGCGTGTACAAATCCGACACAGACTGGCTGCCTGTACCTGAGCCAGCAGCCGACTGGAACGTTGTGCGAACAGCAAACGAACTAGAAGTACCAACACCCGAACCTAGAGCGACATCCACAGCGGTACGCAAATCCACAGCCGTAGCATCACCAACACCCGACCCCGATGCATTACGCAACTGTGCCGTCCCAGACATAACAATATGTTCCCCTGTGCCTGCCGACGATGCATCACGCAAAACGGTACGCAAACCGACAGCAGTATCCCCAGCGGTAGCACCACCATCACCAGTAGCCGACCTGATACCATTATAGAGATCAACAACAAGTGAACCGCCAACGCCAGCCCCGCTGGCGGTGACGGTAAACGTCAACGTGCCATCAGAGTATTCTGCGCCTGCACGCGAATAAGTGATGTCGGACTGGTTATAGGTGACAGCCATCAGATCACCTCAATCCATGACACCGAAGGTTCATCCCATACATACTCTGCTTCACCAGTCGGATACGGAACAGGCGGTTCCCACGAAAACGTGCTGTTATTCAACATCCACGACTCGTAAGTCTGCGGATGTATAAATGCATCAATCATCTCGTCATAAATAAAACCAACCCCTGCATAGTTGCCACGGTATGGCGTGCCGCCATCTTTGTGAATACCACCATGCGTGTTGTACGAAGTGCGTTTACAGTTTTGGCCACGGAACTCGCCATAATGCTGCTCCCAGTCAATACCGTCAACGCCTTCGTCAATCCCAACGATAACTTCAGTAACGATATTGTTGTCATCAAGAAAAGCGTAGTGAGCCATTATCCGCTCCAACTTACGTTGCCAGTACCAGCAGTAATCTGAGTCACTTTGTTATCTCCAACCGTGCTGGTCGATCCCGTCAGACCTGCACCAAGCGTAATTGTGTATGCGGCAGGGTAGCGAAGAATAACGATGCCCGAACTTCCAGAGCCACCGAAATCGGTGTTGTAGCCAGCACCCCCGCCACCACCGCCAGTATTAACAGTAGCATCCCACCCCTCTTGACCGTCGTCGCCGCCCCAACCGCCGCCGTCATAAGCGGGAGCGCCG